ACTGAATACTGCTCAATCCAAGCCAAACCTCAATCAAAAGGGCAACAGACAAACCTACGTCTCATATTTATCGCATCGATAATCAAACTATATGACCCTGATGCACTTGAATTCAGAAAGAATATGAAAAATGGGCTAAGGCAGAAACTTTCAGACACATTACATTGCCATCCCACTTTAATTTCCGACAATTTCACAACTGTCAGGAATTACCTGTCTATATATCCTGACTTCAGTAATGAAGTAGCATACATTTATCACGAACTAAAAATGTATGCTTATGGAAGGGATAAAACTGGACGAGAGGAACTATCGTGTCCATGATGAAAAGAACAAATCTTTAATAAACAAATCACTTTCAGAACTTGGAGCGGGACGTTCGATACTGCTCGACAATTCAGGGAAAATAATTGCCGGTAACGGTGTATTTGGTGAATGGGGTGATAAACCTGTCCGCATAATTGAAACGGACGGATCAGAACTTATTGCCGTCAAGAGAAAAGACCTTTCCCCTGATGATCCACGCAGGCAACAATTGGCATTTGCAGACAACCATACTTCCGATACTTCAGAATTTGACAAAATGCTCTTATCAGAAGATTGGAAAATTCTGCAGTTAGAGGAATGGGGAGTTGATTTCTCATCCGAGGACTTCTCGGGAAAGAACAAAGAACTTAATTCAGAAAGTCTCGAAGAAACAATCGAACTCAAATTAAACTTCAAGTTGGCGACTTATGAGAAAGTTATATCTTCACTTTACTCTATTGATATAATCCCGGAAAATGCAATTCTAAAACTCCTTGGCATTAATGAATAGTCAATTCCCATATATATGGAAGTTATCTGATGGTTATCCCGCAAATGGGATACAAGAACATGGGAAAAAAGTATTCGGAACATTTATATGTGGAGGAGGGTCAACAATGGGGTATAAACTGGCAGGCTATGTACACCTTGGAGGAGTTGAAATAGATGAAAAAGTAGCTGCTGCTTATAAGGCAAATCATAACCCGAAATATTTATTCATTGAAGATATAAGATGTTTTAATCAGAGGAAAGACATACCGGAAGAATTGTTTAACCTCGATTTATTGGATGGATCCCCACCATGTAGCAGTTTTTCAATGGCAGGCAAAAGGGAAGAAGATTGGGTAAAGAAAAAACAGTTCAGAGAAGGACAGGAATATCAACGGTTAGATGATTTGGTATTTGAATATGTAAAAACCATAGGTGTACTTAAACCTAAAGTCGCTGTCCTTGAAAACGTAAAAGGATTGATACAGGGAAATGCAAAAGCTTATGCCAGAGAAATAATCAGAAAATTTTCAGACTGTGGTTATAGGGTCCAGTTGTTTCTCTTAAACGCGGCATCAATGGGAGTTCCCCAAAAAAGGGAAAGGGTGTTTTTTATCGGACTCAGGAATGATATCGACCTTCCAAAGTTGAATCTTTCTTTCAACTGTGAACCTATACGCTTCAAAGAGGTTCATGACCAAGCGAGGAAATTTCCTGATATATATTATAAGTTTTCTGAACTCGAAAGTAAATATTGGTATGAAACAAAAGAAGGGGATGCAGTTGGAAAATTTAATAGTACTTCAAAGAAAGTACCATGGAATGAAGTTTCTAACACTCTTACTGCTGGAGGAGCACATGGATTATGCCATCCTTTAGAGTGCAGACCGTGCTCAAAAAATGAATTGATATTGATCAGTTCTTTTCCACTGGATTATGATTTCAAAAAGATTAAACCTGTTTATCTGATGGGAATGTCAGTTCCTCCGGTTATGACAGCACAAATAGCTAATGAAATCTATAAGCAATGGTTATCAAAGATTTAAACTACACAATAACAACTTCACTTTATGGCAAGAAGAACAAAAGCTGAAAGAGAGCAAGATTTAGTGTTAATAGCTGAAATGTATGTCAAGAATAATTCAGTCAGAAAAATTGCAGAACACATTGCATCAATCAGGGGCTATTCTGTCAGTTTTAAAACTGTAGCTAACGACATTCAAGAGATATTAAAAGAGTGGCAAGATAAGAAAGAAGGGATGATATCAAACCATGTAGCTATTGAGCTCGAAAAATCATTGATCCGGGAAAGGAAACTTTGGGAAGCATGGGAAAAAAGTGAGTCCCCACAGAAAAAGACCAATGTTAAAAAGAAAGGGAAATCAAAAGATATTCCTGAAGAAATTGAAATGAACAGGAGCGAAGAGGATGGACTAGGATATTATAAGTTCATGGAGCTGATGCAAAAAGAAGCTGACTTCAGGTGCAAGCTGCTTGGTTCGTTTGCCCCAAAAGAAATTGAAGGTACATTAAAGACAGAGAATGGTGCGGTTATTATTCTTCCTGCTAATGGTAGGAATAACACAAATGAGAGAAATTAAGCCACAAATAGGTTTTCAGGAAGCATTTCTCAGTACTCCTGCAGATATTGCCATTGGTGGTGGTGCTGCCGGTGCAGGGAAAACATTTGCATTATTGCTTGAACCTCTTCGTTATTATATGAACCCAAAATTCGGGGGAGTTATCTTCAGGAGAACCGGACCTCAAATTAGAGCAGAGGGAGGATTATGGGATACATCAAAAGAAATATATCCCTTAGTCGGAGGAATTCCCAGGGAAGCATCACTTGAATGGATATTTCAACAGAAGAAATCAGAAAAATTAATAAGGGGAGGAAAGATTAAGTTTTCACATCTTGAATATGAAAAAAACATATTTGACTGGCAGGGATCACAAATCCCTTTCATTGCTTTTGATGAGCTGACACATTTCTCAGAAAAAATGTTTTTTTATTTATTATCAAGGAATAGATCCACTTGTGGAATAAAACCATATGTGAGGGCAACATGCAATCCTGATCCTGACAGTTGGTTGGCGAACTTCCTTGAATGGTGGATTGAGCAGGATGACAAGAACCCAAATTATGGATTTCCAATACCAGAAAGAGCTGGAAAGCTAAGATATTTTTTAAAAAATGCTGATACAATTGTCTGGGGAAGTACGAGAAAAGAAGTTATAGACCAGGTACCTCATATAATTGAGGAGATTTTAAAAGCAAGTCCAGACACAAATCCTGAAGATTTAATAAAATCAGTAACATTTATCCCGGGAGATATATATGGAAACAAAGAACTGATGAGAGTCAATCCCGCTTATTTAGGAAATCTATTGGCTCAGGATGAAGAAACCCAGGCACAATTATTAAAAGGAAACTGGAAGATTAGAACCAATAGGGATGAAATGATCAACTTCATTAAGTGTAAAGATGCATTTACAAACGACTTTGTTAAGACAGAAAAGAAGAGATATATAACTGCTGATATTGCGCTCAAGGGGTCTGATTTACTTATTGTTGGAGTCTGGGAAGGGTTCAGGCTTATTGATATTGGAATAATGGAGAAATCTAAAGGCAATCAGGTTATTGATCTCATTAAAGAACTTGCTTATAAATGGAATGTGCCCCAATCGCATATACTTTATGATGATGATGGAGTGGGGCAATTCATTGATGGTTTTATTCAGAATGCCAATGCTTTTAAAAATGGAGGCTCACCTATTCCAGAGATCATAAACGGGAAAAAAATAGAACCAAATTACAAGTATCTCCGTGATCAATGTTTCTTTAAGCTTGCTGACAGGGTAAATAACGATGGATATTATATATCTCCGGAAGTTGCAAATAAAGTGGTAAAAGGCAAAACAGTCAGAGAGCATATTATGGAAGAGAGAAGGTCCATAAAGAGGGATAAACCTGATTATGATGGAAAGCTTGCTGTAATACCAAAACACATGCGTAAGGCAATTATCGGACATTCAACAGATTTTATGGATATGTGGATGATGCGTGAATGGTTTGAATTACAGCCAAATACAGGCTGGACGGCCTCTCAGATTGCAAACTATTTATAATTAAAGATATGGAACTACAAGAATTACTGAAATCAAGCGATTTTGCAGCAATAGAAAAAGAACTCAAAGTAAGACCAGAGTTTGTTGTTGAACAAGCTGATGCAACTAGTCAATATAAAGTTTCAAAACATAAAGTATTTGACGATGTTGAAAGACCTGATAAAATTGTCAAGCGTCCAACAGGCGAACAGAATGACGACGGAACTGATAAAACAACTGATTCAAAAGAAAAGGTTACTCGAGTAGGATTGGGTTATCAGAAGTTAATTGTAGATAGGTCTGTTGGTTTTATGCTTGGTAATCCTGTGAGGCTGAAACAGAAATTTTTTAAAGACTCAGATCCGGGAACAAAACTATTCAGCATGATAGAAAAATCATGGGATGACAATAAAATGGATATGGTACTTCCTGAGCTTGCAGAAAGGTTTTTTTCTGAAATGGAAGCTGCTTTAATATTTTACTTTGTAGAAGAAGAAAACTATTGGGGAGAAATGTCAAAAAGCAAATTCCGTTTAAAAATACGTCTTTGCTCGCCTGAACTTGGAGATACTCTTTATCCTCACTTTGACCAGGCAGGAGACATGGATGCATTTTGCCGTGCATATATAACAAAAATGAATGGAAAGAAAGTCGACCATTTTGATATTTATACTTCTGATGGAGTTTATAAATGGGAGAAGGGCGAAGGTGATTGGACAATAACAAAACCAGAAGGTGCTGAGTCTTCTGTAAAGTCCCCAGGTAAGATAATGGCTGTATATCTTCAAAGAAATCAGCCTGACTGGGCTGATGTTCAGAGTTTGATCGAAAGGCTTGAAATGGGAATGTCGAATCACGGTGACACAAACGACTATAATGGATCTCCAATACTTTTTACAAAAGGACAACTAAGTGGTGCACCTGCAAAGGGTAGCAGAGGAAAGGTTCTTACAGGAATTGGAGATGCAGATGCCAAATATTTGAGTTGGGATAATGCACCTGAGTCTATTAAACTTGAATTTGACAATTTGAAAAACTCAA